GGCTCCGCCTCCACTCGCGACGAACACTCGGACAATCTACTCGTGTTCGCCGCTCGTGTTCGCCGCTCGTGTTCGCCGCTCGTGTTCGCCGCTCGTGTTCGCCGCGTCGTTGCGGCTCCGCCTCCACTCGCGACGAACACTCGGACAGTCGTCGTCAATTCCGTCTCTAGTGTTATTGTATGATGAATGATACTGTAAAGGAATTTTGTGGAGCGAGTGGAGCCAACAAGACGAGTCACGGAATTGACGAAGATTGCCTGAGTGTTCGTCTTGAGTGGAGGCGGAGCCGCAACGAAACGGCGAACACGAGAGCATTATGAACCGTAAATTCGCGATGTGCGAGTGGAGCCGACCCGACGGGTCAGGCGCAAGGAACACCATCGCGAATTTACAGGGTAATCTTAACCCCGCCTGCCGCCTCCGTTGGCCGTGCTTCCATAGATGATTTCGGATTGGGTGGTGCCGGAGGCGCAATCGTAATCGGAACATAACGCAAGTCGGCCGGTTTCAATATGAACGCATATCCTACCGACGCGAATTTATCCTCATATGCTTTTAGTTTCTCATCACGCGCCTCTTCCTGAAAACACATCGTGGCAATTTGACACCCCCATGTGAAAGGTCCATTGTGTCCGTCATTGATGGGTCGCCCGCCTCTATCCGGAATAACAAGACACATATTCTTCTTATTCGCATCCTTAAATGTCTGCGGGTCTGCTATGTTCTTAACGCCGAAATAGGTATACTTGGAAAGAAACATCGTATTAGAACTCATATTGATCAATTCAAATAGTTTCGTTTTACGGTATACCGGATTCGTTCCGTCCACCATTAGAATAATTTTCCCCCTGAAATCTGTTAGATCTTCATTTCCTAAATCCTTAGTTTGATATTCGCGCCCGTATTTCGGTCCAAGCAAGTTTCTCGCAACGGACTTACTTTGTGTTATGATTTTAGCAAGGTTATCATACATTGTGATATTCCGCGACATCATTCGCATATGGATAATGAAGGGGTCTCCTGGATTAGGGCATTTGGACCCAGAGAATACATAACTCCCTAATACCTCTAATGCGTCGGATACGGGAATATGATTATACGTCTCCTTATAATTAAATGAATTGACGGATGATGACGCGATGACGGGTTGGTTATCTACCGAAAACACCTCAAAATCAATGAACCGACAACCGCGTGCGAGGGTGTAGAGACACGCATCCATACTGACTGTAGAGTTCTTGAATTTATCGGGATTGAATGCGTTATATGCTGCCTTGATGTAATAATCACGCAATTTGAACCGGCTCTGGCTGTCTTCAGGATTGATGGACGTTATGTTCTTTTCAATGAATTCTTTCATATTTTCCATACCTTCTTTTCCAGTTTCCTCGGGTGCGGGCTCTGGTGTGGGCTCTGGTGCGGGCTCTGGTGTGGGCGCGGGTGCGGGCGCAATCTTTTTCCGCTGATGAATTGTCATTTCATTTTCGGTCGTATCTACTGTAAAATTCTCGGTAGATAGTATTGGCTGTTCACTTTTTTTAATGAGGTGCTTTACCTGCGAGAGAATATCGTCCGTCTCAGTTGCCGTCGCCGTCGCCGTCGCCGTCGCCGTCATTGCTTCCACGCGCTTGGCATTTTGTTTGAAGCCTTCTATCCTCGCGCGATAACACCGACCTTTAATCAGGTCAGATATCTTCCATATTGCGAAAAATAGAATAATGATACCTATAAACACGAATTCTACTTGATTTTCTTTCATTTGGTATATATTGTTATATATCGGGTAGATTTTTATATAAAGATAGAATACAAAGATAGAATACAAAGATAGAATACAAAGATAGAATACAAATACTAAATGACGGGCGGTTTATTGAATCTCGTCGCCACTGGCAACCAAAACGTGATTCTCAATGGCAACCCTAAAAAATCCTTTTTCAAAAGCACCTATCTTAAATATACGAATTTCGGCCTTCAAAAGTTTAGAATTGATTTTGACGGTCAGAAGAAACTGCGAATGACGGAGGAATCCAAGTTCACGTTTTATGTGCCGAGATATGCAGAACTATTAATGGATACGTATGTCTGCGTCACACTCCCTTCTATATGGAGTCCGATTCATCCACCGGCCAATGTGGGCGATATGTGGGCGCCTTACGAATTTCGCTGGATTGAGAACCTGGGGACCCAGATGATTAAAGAAATCGTGATTTCCGTCGGTGGTATGACCCTCCAGCGCTTCACCGGCCATAATTTGGCGGCGATTGTAGAGCGGGACTTAGATAACACCAAGCGCGAACTATACAATGAAATGACCGGCCACGTTCCCGAGTTATATAATCCGGGTTGTTCGGGTGCGCGCCTGAACCAGTATCCGAATGCCTATCGCACGGCCAATATCGCAGGCGCCGAACCATCTATTCGTGGGCGCAAGATATACATTCCCATCAACGCGTGGTTCACAATGTCTTCCAAAATGGCGTTCCCTCTTGTGTGTCTCCAATATAACCAACTCCAGATTGACGTCACCCTGCGCCCTGTAAAGGAATTATTCACCATTCGCGATGTGGGCGACTCCACCAATTATTGGCCCGTCGTCCAACCCGACTTCACGAACCCACTCCATCAAATGTGGCGATTTTTATACCCGCCTCCCAGTATTGATTTATCGCTGAACTCATATCCGAGCATTCGCACAGACTGGAATGCGGACGTCCACCTGATGGCGACCTATTGTTTTCTCTCGGATGATGAGTCCAAGGTGTTCGCTGCGAACCAACAGAAATATCTGATTAAATCATATTATGATTGGACGTTTAATGATGTAACGGGAAACAAGAAGGTCAAGATAGAGAATTCAATGGGAATGGTGTCGTCGTGGACGATGTTCTTTCAGAGGAGTGATGTCAACCTGCGGAATGAGTGGAGCAATTATACGAACTGGCCTTATAATTACCTCCCATACGATATTATACCCGCGCCGATTGACGATGACTGGCGCCCCGTGTCATTTAATGAAGTCGTTACCACGGCGAGCGACATCACGACGACGGCGTGGCAAGCGCGCCCCGATTACAATAACGACCAATACTTCTATGATAAAAACGGTCCGAAGAACGGCATTGGTCCAGGTATCAATCCGGGTGATAAACGGCTGACTGGCCTTCACATCACGGGGGATTTTCAGTCGGAGAACGAGCGTGACATTTTACAAATGTTGGGAATCTCTCTGAATGGGAAATACCGCGAGAACCTACTTGATGCGGGGGTATACAATTATGTAGAGAAATACACGCGCACACGCGGAAGCGCGAAACCGGGGATATATTGTTACAATTTCTGCCTGAACTCGGACCCGTATGATCTACAACCTAGCGGGGCGATTAATATGAGTAAGTTCAATCAGATTGAACTGGAATTGACGACGATCTATCCGCCGTTGGATACTTCGGCGGAGGTGAAGGTGATTTGTAATCCGAATACACGAGAGATTATCGGTATGAATAAACCGAACGTCAATATTTATCTTTACTCGTATGACCTCCATATATTAGAGGAGCGGTATAATGTGCTGACATTTGTATCGGGAAACTGCGGGCTGATGTATGCGCGGTGATTCCGCAGCTCCACCTCGCGCGATGCGCTCAGTTCCGCTACTTCACACCGCGTTGCGCCCCCGGGTTGTTCGGTATTTAGCACAGTATTGGCACAGGCACGGAGTGAGTAGCGGATTCGCGAAGCGAAGGAGCTACGTAGCGACGTGAAACTACGTAGCGACGTGAAACGTGAAAATGAATAATCTATCGTATATATAACCCGAATACATATACGATGGCGGATGACGATAATGAAGAAACAAATGTAGAGGACGCCGGCGGCGAAGACGGCGAAGAAGAAGAAAGCACTTTTAGCAAAGTTGGCGGAATGTTTGGTGGTGGCGGGGACAAAGACAAAGACAAAGACGAGGACAAGGACAAGGACGAGGCGGGTGGCGACGGTGATGGCAAGAAAAAACCGAAAGCCGCCCCGAAATCAATGTTTGACATCGCCGCACTGAAAGAATTCGGATTGAGTGTATTAACTCTTTTTATTGAAACGCTGATTATTTCCGTGATTTGTGTGAATATCATGTTCTTCTGTTCTCCTGAAAGTATCCGTATGAATAGTCTCAATCTAGAAAAACTATTCCCTACCGACCGACACGACTGGCCGTATTGTTATACGAATGAATACACCTCGTGTGACGCAGATTGTGAAGATAAATTCGGCGGAATTGCCGACGACCCCAAACTATCATCCAGTAAAAAAATCTATCTGAAAGCCGCCATTATCCTGGATACGTATATCTTCAAGTGGTTCTGTTTGACAAAAGACGACCTTGATATGATAAAAGACAGCGTGGATGAAGGGGTGACGAAGGTTAATCTCCTGAATTGGGACTTTATTAAAGCTCGGTTCAAACAATGGATAAACAATTCTTTCATATTTTCATTCTCATCAGACCGCGCACTATTACTGTATATATTTCAATACATAACTAAACTCTCTCATAGCATCCCGAAGGAATTATACCCGACAGTATCGCCATTACTGATTATTTTTATACCATTTGTATTTCTATTGTTTGCGGGCTTTATGCTAATGGGTGGTCCATTTTTCACGACTGTAATTGGAATGATTCTGAACCAAACCGACCATCGTAAGGAATTCATTGGCGGAACATTATGGTCTATATTTACCGGGTTTGGTATCGGTATCTTGCCGGTGATTTCATACATTGTCCAACTCATCCAATTCATTGGAACATTCTTTATTTATCCGCTACTTCACTGGGATCAGTATCGTGAACTGTATGCGCGATATGTCCCGATCATATTCTTTTTCTTTAATTTGACGCTGATGTTTTATGCATTTGAGTATCTGGATCTCAATGTTGCTGCCATCGTTATTTTGATGTTACTTACACTGTATCTCTCACACTACTGGGCAGGTATTATGAACTTTTTTGATAAAATAAAGAATTGGGGCGCGTAATCTAGAAAGAACATAAACAATATATTGTATATACAAAGTATACAATATACCCTAGTATACGACATAATAAATGGGTGGAAAAAAAGCACGTGCTAGCGCTAGCGCGATTGTGGCAAGCGCCCCAGAGAAATCAAGCCCAGAATATTTTAAAAAATACCCCTTTGTGAGTGTATGCACTCCCACATTTAACAGACGTCCATTTATCAACGCAATGATATCGTGTTTCAATCACCAGGATTACCCACAAGACCGAATGGAGTGGATTATTATTGATGACGGTAGTGATCCAGTGGAAGACCTGGTTGCGTCACACCCTCGCGTTAAGTATTTCAAATATGACACGAAAATGACACTGGGAAAGAAGCGCAACCTGCTTCACGAGAAGTCGCGCGGTGAAATTCTCGTATATATGGACGACGACGATTATTACCCGCCCCAGCGCGTATCTCACGCGGTCCATATGCTAGTAACGCACCCCGACGCATTATGTGCGGGATCAAGCGAGATTTACATTTATTTCAAACACATCGGGCAGATGAAGCGATTTGGGCCCTATGGTCCGAACCACGCGACGGCGGGGACATTTGCGTTTAAGCGCAAATTATTGAAACATCACCGATATAATGATGACGCGTGTCTGGCAGAAGAGCGCGCGTTCCTGAAAGATTACACAGTTCCATTCGTCCAATTAGACCCGATGAAGGTGATCCTTGTATTTTCCCACGAACATAATACGTTTGATAAACGCAAGCTCTTGGTAAATGCGAACCCAGACGTTGTGCGCGATTCGCCAAAGAAGGTGATGGATTTTATAAAGGACGCTGCACTTCGCAAGTTTTATATGGTGGATCTGGAGAAAGTATTGGAAAATTACGCGCCTGGAAGGCCTGAAATGAAGCCGGACGTCATCGCACAAACCTTACAATTGGAGAAGGACCGCGCGAAGATGGCAGCGGATGCGGCTGCCGCTGGTGGGGGCGGGTCTGGCGGGCAAATTATATTACAACAACCCGGGGAAGCGCCGGTTACACTGAATAATCAACAGATCGTCCAAATTATGCAGAAATTACAGACAGATCTGGAGGCGCGTAATAATGAAATCGTGCAATTACAGGAAGAGAATCGCGAACTTAAAGAACAGTTGATTCGCGAACGCCTCCGTGGTCAGGCCCAGGCACAGGCCCAGGCCCAGGCCCAGGCGTCTGCCACTGCTACCTCTACTGTACCCCCGCTGGCATCGGTAAACCCGCCATCGGAATCTGAACCGGAAACCATCATATTTGTGTAATCCGCATTCCGTATTCCATTCCATTCCATTCCATTCCATTCCATTCCATTCCATTCCATTCCATTCCATTCCATTCCATACTATACAAAATACAACCGTTTTCTATAGTATTATCGTGTTATTTATGCCTTTACAATTTCAACTGATTTGATATTCAACGACAAAAAGCTGTTCTTTGACTCGTGAATGACAAACTCGCGGGTCTTGTTATATTCTTCAAATTTATCCTTGAGAATACCTTCAATCTCGCTCACGGGTAGATCATCGTCTTTTGTTTTATATTTGTTGTTATGACGGTCGTCGTCACGGTCGTCGTCGTCATCGTCGTTGTCGTCGTCGTCGCGGTCACGGTGTCGCCCACCCTTAGATTTTGACTTTGACTTTTTATGCGCGGAGGATGATGATGCGACAACGGCCGGTTTATTTGGCTCAATATATTCCCACTCTCCGACGGCCTCAATTGTTTGATTGTTCGTATTGAATACAATTGAGTCGGAATTAAAAACAAGCGCGGATTCTGGTGCGTGATTATAACGGTCAAGATCAATCTCGGTGATCAAGTCAAACTCATCCAGAAATTGATTCTTGCGAAGATAACTGCGAATATATCCGGCAATTTCAGGTGTTATTTTGACGGTATATGTCTTGTTTTCGTTGTCGCTGTCGCTTCCGCTTCCGCTTCCGCTTCCGCTCTCGGTGTCGCTTCCACTGTCGTTGTCGTTGTCGTGGTCGCTTCCGCTTCCGCTTCCGCTTCCGCTGTCGTATCGGACTTTATTCTTCGTCGCCGTAGTTTTAGTTGACGCCGATGTAGACGTGTTTGTAGAAATACATTCCACTTCAGCGTCTAAAATTAAACGATATTTAGAATCAAAAGAGATAGATGCACCCATTATATGTTTCTAAATACTGATTATATCTTTTTGGGTTTATTCAAACGCACACACACTATTTGTATCCACATCATTTTCACAATCCGGCTCCATTTTTTCCATATATTTGTCTAAATAACGATAAATACGGTTGACGTCTAGTTTGGTGATTTCATACATTTCCAGTATTCGCGGGA